GCGGACATCTCCCGGCAGTCCCGCACGGGCCTGAACCTGTACCGGCGCGAGGCGGAAGCCGCGCACCTGGGCGAGGGCTGGTCGTGCGGGCCGCGGGAGATCGAGATGGCCGCGTGTGATTTGTGGTTTGCGCGGGACCCACGGCCGGAGTCGGACGCGCTGTTCGGGATGCTGCCGGCGTTCACGGACGCGGCGGAGGCGGGTGAGCTTCTCCGGTGGGCCCTCAAGCACCCGGAGGATGCGGAAGAGGCGGCGGCGAAAGCCCGCGCGGCGGTAGCTGACCGGACGTTCACCAACCACGCCAGGAAGCTCCTGGCAACGCTCGACAACTAGGAGAAGACGTGGTCAGGCACCATGGGCGTAACGGGTCCATCTATTTGTCGGTGACGAACGGCGCGCTGCCGTCGCCGTGCGCGTTTCAGGCGTCGTGGACGCTGAACAAGGTGGTGGCCAAGCAGGACGTGACCGCGTTCGGCGATCAGAACCTTGTCTACGTGTCCGGCCTGCCGGATTCAAGCGGGGATTTCGGCGGGTTCTGGGATGACGCGACCGCGCAAACCTACTCGGCGGCGACGGACGGCCTGTCCCGCAACATGTACCTGTACCCGGACCTGCAGAACACCCCGAACGTGTACTTTTTCGGGCCGGTGCTGCCGGACTTTTCAATTGACGGCTCGATCTCTGGCGCGGTGAACTTCAAGTCGACGTGGAACGCCGCGGGGCGCATCTGGACCTATAACCCGAACTTGGGCGGCATCAGCTAGGCGCGCACCCGGTTGCCGCGGATGGCCAGGATGATCCACGCCGGCGCCCACAGGCCTGCGGTGAACACGGTGAGCAGCAGGTGCAGGATGTGCTGGCTGGTGGTGAGCGGCACATGCCGGGCGCGCGGCACTTCGGGCCCGGCGCCGGCGGGCTGGCCGTAGCGCGTTTCGACGTCGGCGGTGGTCTGCTGGCGGCTCTGCCACCATTCCCCGATCCCCATGCGGCAAAGGTAACTCAATGGCGGATGTTGCGGAAGGCGCGCGGCGTCTCGCGGACCTGGCGAAGAACCTGACGCTGGTCGGTGAGGGCGAGCTGCGCGCGGAGCTGTACAGGGCGCTGGATGAGGCGGCGCAGCCGCTGGCGCGGGAGATCAGCAATGTGACGCATCTGCGCGCGGACATGCCGGACCGGTACGCGGACGTCCTGGCGAAGGATCTGAAGATCGCCGTGTCCAAGAAGACGGGCGGCGCGGAGCCGGGGGTGACGCTGCTGATCCGCGCGCCGACGTTCGGCCGCGGCGGCCGGAAGGTCATCCAGCGCAACGCCGGGGTGATCACGCATCCGCTGTTCGGCAATAAGCGGCGGTGGTTCGTGCAGACGGCGGGGATGCGCGCGGGGTTCGCCGACAGCCCGGTGGAGCGGGCGGCGCCGGCGGTGCGCGAGAAGGTCGCGGAGGCGATCCGCCGGGTGGAAGCCAGGGCACTAGGGAGGTAGCGGGTGAAGGTCAGCATCGCCGGGGAGCATTTCGAGTTCGATCCGCAGCGGAAGCTGATGAAGGAGATGCTCGAGCTGGAGGAGGCGACGGGCATCCCGTACGGCCAGTGGGAGGCCGGGATCGCGTCGGGGTCGGCTAAGTCGCTGGGCGCTTTGGCGTGGCTGCTGTGGCACCGCGCGGGCCGCGCGGTGAAGTGGGCCGACATTGAGTCCGGCGCGGTGGAGCTGAACCTGGCCGATATCGAGTTCCACCGCGACGAGGAGCCGCCGGACCCTACCGTCCCGCCCGCGACCCCGCCAGCCTCAGCTACGACAAAGGCCGCTACCTCGGGGCGTTCTGCGAAATCGGGATAAGACCGTGGGAGATCGGCCTGCTGACGGTGGATGAGTTCGAAGGCCTGGTCGACTATCTGGAGGAGCGGAGGGGCGGCTGATGGCCGAGTCGATCTCCGTTGACCTCAACGCCCGTGATAACGCCTCGTCCGCGTTCCGGTCGTCTGGGCGGTCGGCGGCGGACGCGGCGGTCAAGTACGACCTGGCCGCCGCGTCGCTGAAGGTTTACAACGACGTCTCGGCGAAGTCGGCGAAGGCGGACGCGACCAGCGTGGCGGCGCTGCGGTCGCATACGAAGGCAACGGCACTGCTTGCCGACGCGGAGCGTGTCCTCGGCGGCGAGGCCACCAAGACGACGCGGCTGATGGCCGACTCGGGCCGCGCGGTGGACGACGCGGGAAAGAAGGCCGCGGGCGCGGCGGGGTTCTTCTCCAATCTCGCCGGCGGCGGCGCGGGCGCTGGCGCGACGGGGATGGGTGCGCTGATCGGCGCGGGTGTGGCGCTGTCCCCGGTGATCGCCACCGTCGGCGTGGGGCTGGCCGGTCTCGGCGCGGCCGCGTACGGGATCGCGAAGCCGATCGAGAACGCCGCGCAGAAGGCCGGCGGCCTGGCGAAGAACATGCAGCTGCTGAACCCGGAGCAGCAGGCGGTGGCGCGCGGCATCCTATCTCTCGGCAAGGACTTCGCCGTCTTCCAGCAGCAGCTGCAGCCGGCGGTGCTAGGTGATTTCTCCGGCGGCCTGCGGCTGGCCGCGACACTGATGCACGACGTGGAGCCGGTCGCGGTGGCGACGGGGAAGGCCATCGGCGGCCTGCTGGGCCAGATTGACGCTGAGTTCAAGTCCCAGACGTGGCAGAACTTCTTCGGGTTCATGGCGTCGAACGCGGGCCCGGACGTGAAGCTGCTCGGCGGCCTGTTCGTCAATCTGACGAACGCGCTGCCGCCGCTGCTGACCGCCTTGCAGCCACTGGCGACGGAGCTTCTCAAGGACGCCTCCGGCGCGGCGGCCCTGATCGGTGACATCGGGACGCTGACGGTCAAGCTCGAGGATCTCGGCAAGGGCACCTACGCCGCAGGCCAGTCGGCCGAGCACACGGGCGGTGTCCTGGGATTCCTGGCGAACGCGACCAAGGATGCGTTCGGCCGGCTTGAGCCGGGGATTCCGCTGCTAGGCAACCTGCAGCAGAAACTCCAGCAATATGCGGACCAGTCCCAGCGGGCGGCCCTGGCGTCCGGCAAGCAGGCCGCGGCCATGACCGCCCTCGACAACCGGGTCACGCACACGCGGGCGGCTACGGCCGGCCTGATCCACCCGGTCGGCGCGGTCGCCGCCGGGTTCACCACCGCGTCGGCTGCTTTCTACGACGCGCAGCACAACGCCAAGCTCGCGGAGATCACCGTGCGGGGCCTCGCCGATGCCGTGCAGCACCTGAACACACAGCTGGCCAACGCGATAAACCCGAACCAGACGTTCAACCAGGATCTGATCAACACCGTCACCGCGGCGGCTGCTGCGGAGAAGGCGCTCGACGGGACGAAGGACAAGATCGGGCTGAACACGGCCGCGCAGCGGACGGCGTTCGGCGCGCAGCTGGCCTACATCGGGAACCTGGTGACGCTGGCCAAGGACGCCGGCACCAGCCGCGACAAGCAGCAAGAGGCGACGGCGGCGATCCAGAACGCCCTGCCGCAGCTCAAGAACGTCTCCGGCGGCACCAAGCAGTACTGGCAGGAAGTCCGCACCCTGATCGGCTACCTGGACCACCTGCGCCAGGAAAAGGCCATCGCCGAGCTGATCCACATCAGCGCCGCGGGCACGTGGTCCATCGCGCCGAGCAAGAAGCTCGGCCTGCCCGGCGGCACCGCTGGCGGCCCGTTCCCGCAAGCGGCCGGCGGCCTGATCCCGGGCGCGGGGAACGCCGACAACTACCCGGCGCTGCTCACCCCGGGTGAGGTGGTGGTGCCGAAGCCGATGGTGAGCGCCGGCGCGGTGGATCACCTGCGCGGCAGGCTGCCGGGTTTCGCCGCCGGCGGCCTTGTCCCGTCCTACACCGGGCCGGTGGCCGGGCTGCCGCCATGGACGAACCGGGACCTGAACGCGACCCAGTCGGCGCTCACCGCCGAGATCGGCGGCATGATGGCCGCCGCGTTCAAGGCGGCGAACGCCGCCCGCGAGGCCGCGGCGCTACGGGTGGCTGGCGGTTCTGGGGGGCCCGCGTCCGGAACGGTGCGGCAGGAGCAGGCATACGCGGCGTCGCTGTTCCGCTTCTACGGCTGGGGCCCCAGCCAGCTCCCGCCGCTGATCGCCTTGTGGAACGGGGAAAGTAGCTGGAACAGACTCGCCAGAAACCCTACGAGCGGCGCGTTCGGTATACCCCAAGCCTTGCCGCCAGGGAAGATGGGCGCGCTCGCCGCATCGGGTAACGCCGCCGCGCAGATCCGCTGGGGCGAGGGCTACATCCATTCCGTGTACGGGACGCCAGCGAACGCCTACGGCACATGGCTGTCCCGCTCCCCGCACTGGTACGGCGATGGCCTGGCCAACGGCGTGTTCACGAAGCCCACGCTGATCGGCGTCGGGGAACGCGGCCCGGAGATGGTGAGCGTGACCCCAGCTGGCCACGCGCAGCGGGTTGTCCTGGAGATCGCGCCGGGCGGTGAGGGCGCGCTGACGGACGCGCTGCTGCAGGTTTTGCGCAAGCAGGTCCGTATCAAGGGCGGCGGCAACGTCCAGCTAGCGCTTGGGCGCCCGTGACGCCTTGTGGCGCTGGCGCTGAACGACAGCCCACCAGATAGATGTCGCCAGGATGCCCAGGTGCAGGACGTCTGACCAGTACTGGCCGCGCAGCAGTACACCGGGCCAGCGGGCGATGAGGTAGACGTCCCCGGCTGCTGCCAGCACACACGTCAGGGCGAGTAGCCGCACCTTCATTCCGCCAGTGTCCCACGCGAGGAGCTGACCCCCATGCCCGATGACGACGATGACGCAGCGCCGGAGGACGTGGAGGTCATCTGTTCCGGCGGTATCACGATCCCCCCTCTAGGAGCTGGGAATGGCGAATAACCCGCTGCCCTACGACGCCACCGTGATCGCGGCGGTGAACGCGGTGACGGCGCTGCTGAACAGCGGTTTCATCCGGATCTATACGGGCGCGCAGCCCGCTTTGAACGGTGCGGTGACGGGGACTTTGCTGGCGACGATGACGTTCGGCGCGACGGCGTTCCCGGCGGCGACCGCGGCGGGCGGGACGGTGACGGCGACGGCGAACGCGATCACCTCGGGCACGGCGGGCAACACCGGGACGGCGGGGTATTTCGCGCTGGTGAAGTCCGACGGGACTACCGTGGTGGGCACCGGCAGTGTCGGCACTTCTAATGCGGACCTGAACCTGAACACGCTGACGATCACGTCGGGGAACACGGTGTCGTGCTCGTCGTTCCTTATCACGCAGGCGGAGACCTGATGGGGAAGCTGAGCGCGTACGCCGCGCTGGCGCAGTCGGCCACCGCCGACCAGCTGCTGATCCTGGACACCTCCGACACGACGATGTCCGCGCAGGGCACGGAGAAGAAGATCTCCGTGGGGACGCTGCTGCCGTACTACGTGATAATGCCCACTGGCGACACCTCCGGCGCCAATGACACGGCGGCGATCAGCGCGGCGATCACCACACTGGACGCCGGCAACGTCGGCGGGACGATCATGCTGGGCCCCGGCAACTTCTATCTCAACGCCTCGCCGGGGAACATCGCAGTCACGCTGCCCGCGCAGACCACGTCCGGCACGCAGGGCGGCTGGCCGGTGAATCTGCTCGGCTGCGGCGCGGCGACAGTCGTGTCCGTGGTCGGGAACTGCACGGGTATCTCGTGCCACCGCACCACCATGTACGGCGCGCAGTTCGGCCTGGCCGACCCGACGCAGGCATGCTCGCAGATCCGCGACTTCATCCTGGACGGGCAGCTGGCGACATCGAGCGCGATCGGCCTGGACTTCGGCGACGGGTCCGGGTTCGATATCAAGCTGCGGGTGCAGAACTTCACCGGCGCGAGCCAGATCGCGGTCAACCAGATCAACCGCATCAACGGCGGCTGGACGGAGAAATCGGACTGCTGGCTGGAGCTGTACAACAACGCCCAGTGCCTGGTGATCAATAACACGCAGACCGCGGGGAGCGGGGGCGGCTCCGACCATTCGGTGGAGTACATTGACTACCGGCTGACCCTCTGGCTTGCCGCTGGGAACAAGGGCGTGCAGATCCTGAACGGCTCCAACGCGGGCGGCAGCAGGTTCTGGTTCCGCGGGAACTGCTCGAGCCTGCCGGTGGGGCAGACCACCGCTGGGTGCGGGTTCGGGGTGTTCACGATTACCGGCAGCGTGCCGACACCCACGCAGAACGACCAGTATTCCAGGATTTACGGCGGCCACCTCGAAGGCAAGATCGAGGGCAACGACGGCAACGGGCAGGGCGGCGGCGTCTACCCGGGGTTCCTGTGGACCGGCACCAGCACCCACAACGGCCTGCTCAACGTGACCGGCGGCATCCTGCACTCGGTCGGGAACTCGCAGATCACCAGCTCGACGATCACCTTCAACGGCGGCATCAGCGGCGACTCCACCTTGTCGTCCGCGCGGTCGACCTGGTAGCTCATGGCCAACGTCAACGATGAGGCCGGCGCCCATCTGCTGGATGAGTCCGGCGCGGCGGTGCTGGACGAGTCCTCGGCCAGTGGCACGCAGGTCACCCTGACGGCGGTGTTCTCCACGCCGGGGGCGTTCTCCTGGACGTGCCCGCCGGGGGTGACCGCGGTGACGGTGGTGTGCTGGGGCGGCGGCGGCGCGGGCGGCCACGCGGGTGCCACCACGGGCTCCAACGGCGGCGGCGGCGGCGGCGGCGAGGTGGCGTGCGAGCCGGCGCTGGCGGTGACGCCGTCGCTGGCCTACAGCGGGGCCGTCGGCGCGGGCGGCCCGGGCCCGGGCGCGGGGGTCCAGCCGGGTACTGCCAGCACGTTCACTGGCGATGCGGTGACGGTGACCGCGCACGGCGGCGGCGGCGGCGGCACGTCCACGACGGGCTCCGGCGCGGGCGGCGCGGGCGGCGGCGGCAGCGTGAACGCCGTGTCGGCGGCGGGCGGCGCGGGCGGCCTGGGCACGGTCAGCACGAACGGCGGCGGCGGCGGCGGCGCGGCCGGTGCCAGCGCGGCCACCGGGTTCCCCGGCAGCCCCGGCGCCGGGAGCACTGCGGGTGCCGCGTCGGCGGGCACGTTCGCGGGCGGCGCGGGCGGCGCGGGTTCCACGTCCGGCGCTGGCCCGGGGAGCAACGGGTCCGCGCCCGGCGGCGGCGGGGGCGGCGCGCTGTCGACGGGCACCGGCCGCAACGGCGGCAACGGCGGCAACGGGCAGGTGACGATCACCTGGACGCAGTCCGACCCGGTGACCCTGACCGCGAACACCACCGCGGGCGGCGGGTCGTGGACGTTTACCGCGCCGTTTGGCGCGACGGCGGTGAACGCGCAAGCCTGGGGTGCGGGCGGCGGCGGCTATCAGGTTCCCGGCGGCATCCCCGGTGCCGGCCCCGTGCTGCAGGGCAACGCCGGGGCGATGATCTGGCAGGTCTACGGGCAGACCAGCGGCCAGCGCGTGTCCGTGGCGAACATCTTCGATGGCTACGTGGGCGTGCCGATGGCCCTCGCCAGCCAGAAGGTGCTCTACAACGAGACCGGCTCGGACTCGATTGCGCAGTTCGCCAACGTCAACAGCCCGCAGCAGGTCGGCGACCTGGCGGCCGCCGGATGCTTCGTCATCATGGGCCCGTGGCCATCCCGCACCTGGAACCAGGCGGGCGGCGTCGACGACTTCGCCGCGCTGCAGTCCGCGCTGGCCACCGTCAAGAGCACCATCGGCGCGGCGAACTTCGCGGTGATGCTGTGCCAGGAGTGCAATCTCAAAGACAAGGCGGGTGTTTTCAAGTTCGCCGCCGCCGCCGATTACGTCGCCTACATGGACCACTATTCGCCGGCGATCCCCTCCGACGTGAAGCTGTTCCTGTGCGTCGGCATGGCGCAGGCCACCAGGGCGGTCCAGTTCGCGCAGGCGGCGATGGCCTCGACAGTGCGCAAGCCGGACCACATCGGCGCGGACTGGTACGGCAGCGAGTGGGTGAACGGGAACTTCCTCACCTACCCCACGTCGGACCCGAACTACCCGGGGATCGCCGACGTCGCCGACAACGCCGGGGTGCCGTTCGGCATCTACGAGTACGGCGGGTCGTCGTCGGGGTCGTTCTTCCCGACGCAGGCGCAGTGGGACGGCTACATCTCCGGCGCGAACGGCGTGGCGACCCTGCTGTCGAACAGGATCGCCGCGGGCAAGCCGGTCAGCTACTTCGACTACTACGGCGGCACCGGCCCGGGCAAGAACGACATCGAGTCGGGTACCGACTTCCGCATCCCCGGCATCAACGCCGTGTGGAACGCCTACACCGCCGCCGGGGGCGCGTCCGGCGGCGCGGGCGGAGGCGGCGGCGAGTTCGCCCAGGAATCCGCGCTGGCGATCACCGACTCCCAGCAGTACGTGATCAGCATCGGGCAGGGAAATCCCCTAATATCCGGCGGGAACACGACGATCGCCGGCGACTCGGCGACGGTGACCGCGCACGGCGGCTCCGCGGCCACGGCGCTTACCGCGGGCGGCGCGGGCGGCACGGGCAGCGGCAACACCACCCACCACGCTGGCGGCGGCGGCGGCGCGGGCGGTGTCACCAACGGCGGCGGCGGCGGGGGCGGAAGCTCTGGCGGCACCGGCGCGGGCGGCAACGCCGGCGGCGCCGGGACACAGACCACCGGCGGCGCGGCAGGCGCGGCGGTCACCGGCGGCGGCAAGGGCGGCTTCGGCGGCGGCCCCTCGGCCAGCGGGCAGCCGGGTGTCTCACCCGGCGGGGGCGGCGGCGGCGGCGGCGCCAGCGGTATCAACGTCGGCGACGCGGCGGACGGGCAGGTCATCCTCACCGGGTTCGTCGCCGGCGTCGCCGGGCCCGCGTCCTACGGCCTCGCGCCGCTGGCTATGTCCGGCAGCGCGTTCGTGGGGTCCTCCAGCGGCGCCTACACGATCGCCCCGCCCGCGATCTCCGCGCAGGCGAACGTGAGCATGTTCAGCTTCGTGCAGAAAGGCAGCACCACCAGCGGCGGCACCTACACCATCCCGGGGCCGTCCACCGCCGGGACGATGCTCACCGCGGTCATCGCGCAGACCACCCAGGCCGCAGCCACCCCGCCCGCGGGGTGGATACTGGCCGGGTTCGCCAACGCCGGCGGCACCACCGGGCGCATCGAGCGCTGGTACCTGCCGCCGGAGGCCAACCCCGGCGGCATCACCTCCGCAGCCTTCACCGTCGGCACGAACGGGCGCGGGTTCCTCGCCGAGTTCAAGCCGCCGCCCGGCTACACCGTCGCCCTCGACGGCACCCCCGGCACCAACTCCGGCACCACCGCCACGACACTCCCGGTGACCACCTCCGGCGCGTCGGCGGGCGGCGACCTCGGCCTGGTGGCATTCGAGACCCAGTACAGCCCCACCGGCACCAGCCAGTCCTGGCCCACCCCGGCCGGGTGGACGCTGGGCGCCTCAGCCACCGCCGTCGCCGACAACTACGCCTCCTACTACCAGCTCGGCCTTCCCGCCGGCACCCAGGCGGTCACCGGCACGTTCAGCGCCGGCTCCGGCGGCACGCAGACCGGATGGGCGGCGCTGCTGTGCGTGTTCACCGCCATCCCGCTTGGCACCAGCACCGGCGCGCTCGCGCTCGCGCCAGTGGCGTTCTCCGGGCAGGCATCCACCACCGTCGGCGGCGGCCTCGTCCAGTCCAACGCCGTCTACAATCTTGCGCCACTGGCGTTCCAGTCGCCGTCGCAGGCCACCACGTTCCCCGCGGACCCGCTGCCGGTGCGCGTGGAAATCTTCGTCAACGACGTCTGGGCGGACATCACCTCCTACGTCTACGTCCGTGACTCGATCACCATCTCCAGCCGCGGCCGCCCCGACGAGGCGTCCACCGCGCAGCCCGCGCAGGTCACCTTCACCCTAAACAACCGCGACGGGTCCTTCTCCCCGGCGAACACCGCCGGCCAGTTCTACCCCTACCTCACCCGGAACACGCAGGTCAGGATCTCCGTCGTCAACGCGGTCACCGCGACCGGGTCCTGGTACAACGGGGTCCGGTTCTGGGGTGAGATCCCCGCGTGGCCGCTGCAGTGGATCCCCGACGGCTCCGACGTGTACGCGACCATCACCGCCGCCGGCGTGCTGCAGCGGATGCGCCAGTCCCGCAAAGCCCAAAGCCCCCTGGCCAGGTATTACTCCAACCTGGTCAACGTGTTCGTCCACTCCACCGGCGGCGGCACCGGCATCGCCGGCGGATTCTCCAACTCCCTCGTCCCCGCCGGGTACTGGGCATGCGAAGACGGCTCAAGCAGCGCGTTCTTCGCCTCCGGGCTGCCCGGCGGCTCCCCCATGACCTGGTCCGGCACCCCGGGCCTGTCCGCCGACTCGAACGTGCCCGGATCCGCGCCGTTCGCGCAGCTGAGCTCCTCGGCGTGGACCGGCACACCTGGCGCGTTCTCCTCCGGCGGGCAGACGTTCACCACGCCGGGCACATTCACCTGGAGCTGCCCCGCCGGGATCACCTCGATCCTCGCCGAGTGCTGGGGCGCGGGCGGCGGCGGCGGCAACGGCGCGGGCGGCAACGGAGGGGCTGGGGGCGGGGGCGGAGAGTACGCCGCCGAGCCGGCGCTGGCCGTCACCCCCGGGAACACCTACACGTTCGTGATCGGCGCGGGCGGCTCCGGCGGTCCCGGGTCGTTCTCCACCAGGGGCACCGGCGGCACCGCGGGGGCGGCCACCACGTTCACCGGCGATTCCAAAGTCGTCACCGCGCACGGCGGCGGCGGCGGATCCGGTGGTGGCAGCAAAGGCTCCGGCGGCTCTGGCAGTAGCAACACCACCCACCACCCGGGCGGCAACGGCGCCGCCGCCTCCGGCCACTTCGGCGGCTCCGGCGGCGGCTCGTCCGCCGGGAACGGCGCCAGCGGCAACAACGGCTCCGGGTCGTCCGGCACGCCCGGCGGCAACGGCGGCAACGCGCCCACCGCGGGCGGCCCCGGCGGCGCAGGCGGCCAGGGCGCCACCGCCTCCCAGGGCAACGCCGCCACCCCCGGCCTCATGCCCAGCCCCGGCCCCGGCGGCGGCGGAGGCGGCGGCGGGTACGGGTCCTACAACAACTACGGCAAGCCCGGCGGCGGCGGCCAGGCCGGGCAGGTGCGCGTGTCGTTCGGCACCCAGACCCCCGCGCCCGCGGCGATCGTGCTGCGCGCCGTCATCGACGTCCCCTCTGGCGGCGGCACCGATGGCGCCACCTACGTCCAGGCCCTCGCCGGCGGCGCCGTCGCCAACCTGTCGATCATCTACCACACCGCCAGCGGCGGCTCGTTCGCGCTGACCGGGAAGAACGCCGGCGGCTCCCAGGTGTTCACCTCCGGCACCAAAACCTTCGGCTGCAACGGGCAGCCGATGCTCGTCTCCGGGGAGCTTGTGCAGAACGGCGCCACGCAGATCGCGTGGAAGCTCACCGCCATCACCCCGGGCGCCACGTCGGCCGTCGCCACGTTCACCGGCACCGTCAGCGGCACCCTCGGGTCGGTCACCGAAGTGCTCACCAACTCCGGATCCCCCGTGGAGACCCTCGCCGTGGGCATCGGCCACGTCTCCGTCCAGTACGCCGTCGACCCGATTGTCCACCTGTCCGGCGCGCTCGCCGCCTACAGCGGGGAACTCGCCGCCACCCGGTTCGCCCGGCTGTGCGGAGAGCAGCGCGTCCCCGCCGTCCTCATCGGCAACGCGGGCGACACGCCGCAGATGGGCCCGCAGCCCGTCGCGCAGCTCACCGACCTGCTGCAGGACTGCGAAACGGCGGATCTCGGGCAGATGTTCGAAACCCGCGGCGCGTTCGGCCTCACCTACTGCACACGCGCCGCCATGCAGAGCCAGTCCCCGGCGGTCATCCTCGACTACACCGCCGCGCAGCTCGCCCCGCCGCTCACCCCCACCAACGACGACTCGCTGACCAGGAACGACATCCTCGTACAGCGCAGCAACGGGTCCGCGTCCGGCTCCTCCTACGAGGCCACCCAGTTCACCGGGCCGCTGTCCGTCCAGGACCCCCCCGCGGGCGTCGGCTACTACACGTTCTCACCCACCGCGAACCTATACGCCGACACCCAGCTGGCGAACTACGCCACCTGGCTGCTGATCCTCGGCACCGTGGACGAGTTCCGCTACCCGACGATCACCGTCAACCTGCACCGCGACACCATCGCCGGCACCGCGAACATCCCCGGCGCCCAAGGCGTCTACGGCGCCACCTACGGCACCACCTACCCCGGCTCCCCGGCCGTCCCCGGCGCGCCCAGCGTGTTCTACCAGATCGCCGCGCTCGACATCACCGGCTACCTGCAGATCGTCAACCCGCCCGCGTGGCTGCCACCGGGTCCCATCAACCAGCTGGCCTTCGGGTTCACCGAAGTCCTCGGCGCCAAAGCGTGGACCATCACCATCAACGCCGTCCCCGAAGACCCCTACGGCGGCTCCGGCCTGCCCACCTGGTAAAAGGAGCGCCCGTGGCCTCGCTGCCCCCCGACAACCGCGCGCAAGGCACCCCCGACCCGGCCAGCGACGTAAACGCCCTCACCGACTGCGTGTCCGTCATCAGCGGCTCGGCGCCCGGCACGACCGTCACCGCGCAGCAGACCATGGACACCATCGCCGCCGCGGTCACGAACAACCAGGTGCTCGCGGGCAACGGCACCCACGTGACCCTCCGCGCGCTCGCCGCCGCCGACCTGCCCGCCGCCACCACCAGCGCGCAAGGCGCCGTCCAGCTAGACACGGCCACCCCGGCGGCCACGTCCACCGCGGGCAGCAGCGGCTCCGGCACGCTGGTGATGCGGTCCAATCACGTGCACGCGCAGGTGTTCGCCGGCGTGTTCGGCGACGGCTCCGACGGCGCGGTCACCTGCGACGGGTCCACCGACCTCACCTCCAAAGGCTTCGGCGCGCCCTCGTCCAGCATCTACACGATGACCCGCGACGTGTTCTGCACCAGCCTCACGATCAACAACACGGTCACCGTGAACCCGGCCGGATGGCGCATCTTCTGCATGGGCACCCTGACGAACAACGGGACCATCTCCGCGCTCGGCAACGCGGGCCTGGCGAACGGGAACAACGGCGCCGCCCTGACCCAGAACACGCTGCAGCGCGGCCAGCCCGGCGGCGGCGGCGCCACCGGCGCCGGGTCGGCCGGGACGAACACCAACGGCGCAGGGCTGAACACCGCCGGGACCGGCGGGACCGGCACCAGCGGCGCCGGCGGGGCAGGCGGCACCGCGGGCGCGTCCGGGAACTCGTGGTTCAGGAACCCCGGGGCCGCGCTGGCGGGCATCACCTGGGTGATCTCGGCGGTCGGCGGCATCAGCGGCGGTCCCGGTGGCGGTGGTGGTGGCGGCGACGGGACGAACAAGGGCGGCGGCGGCGGGTCCGGCGGCGGCGCGGTCGTCATCTTCGCCTGGGCGGTGAACAACGGCTCCGGCACGATCACCGCCGCGGGCGGCGCGGGCGGCACCCCCACCGCCGGGAACACCGGCGGCGGCGGCGGCGGCTCCGGCGGCCTCATCCTCGCCTACACCCTGTCGGCGTGGACCGCCGGCACCACCTCCGTCGCCGGCGGCGGCGCCGGGTCGCCGCACGGCACCGGCACCAACAACGCCACCGCGGGCGGCGCCGGGACCGTCCTCAACCAGGTGCTTATGTAATGGGCTACACCGCCACCTACCCGGCGGTCTACCCGGCGGACACCGCCACCGGCGCCTTCGAGATCGACGTCTCCGCGCCGCCGCCGCCACCGCCCAAAGGGCCCTGGCGGTTCCTGTACGGCCCTACACAGCCCACCGGCGGCGTCACCGCCGAGGTCATCCAGGCGCAGAACAAAACCGTCACGCTGCGCTCTGAGAGCGATCAGAACCACGAGGTCTCCTTCGACATTGACGGCCGCTCCCCCGCCGCCGCCGGCGATATGCACTGAGCCCCGCAAGACCGCCGGCACATGCTCCGGCCAGTCGCGGCAGACATGGTAGTCGCCTGGCTCGAAGTCGTCCACGGTAACCCTGGTGCCGGGCGGGAACCGCTCATCCGCCATGTAGTAACCGCTCATCCCCTGCATCTTCCCACCGCGCGGGCACCGGCCTGCGGCGCGCGGGGCTGGTGATGCGCGATGATGCTCAAGAGACAGGAGGTGCGCATGGCCGAGACATGCACCCTCGGCGCGGAACTGCGCGATTACCTGATCGGCGCCCTGTATGACAAAGGCACCGGGCGCCAGGATTCCCGCTGGGTCATGAACTCTGACTGGTTTTCTGAGGTCCGCAAGCTGACCGACCAGACAGGGGCCGCGCTCTGGCTGCCAGCCATCTCCGTTACCGATCCAGACATACTGCTCGGCCTGCCTGTTGAGATCAGGGCAGACGGCGGCGCGCCACACCTGGAGGCAGTGTGATGGAACTGGCCGCGCACGGCCTCATCGCCGGCGGCAGCGCCGTCGTCGGCTACGACCTGATCGGCGCGAACATCGGCCACGCGCCCGCGGGCGCGCAGCTCGCCGGGTACTCCACCGGCTCCGGCGGCATCCCCTGGACCGCCGCCCAGTGGGCCGCCCACCCCGGGACGGTGCGCATCGACCAGGACGCCGCGGCGTCCGACCCCACCGCCGACGTGCTCGACGTCGAAGGCGGCGCGGCCACGTTCGCCGACTGCCCCGGGTGGGTGCGCCGCGCGCAAAAAGACTTCGCCAGCGCCGCGCGGCCCGGGCAGCGGTGGCCCGCCATCTACGCCTCTGCCAGCAACATCACACCCGTCGTCAACGCCCTCACCGCAGGCGGTGTCACGTCCGGCGCAGGCCTGTGGGTGGCCGACTGGTCGTTCACCAAAGCCGAAGCGTTCGCTGAGGTGCTCAACGCCGCGGGGCCGTTCCCCATCGTCGCCGTGCAGTGGTCGAGCGGGCAGTTCTACGACACCGACGTCTTCTCAGGCCGCTGGCTCGCCAACGTCAGCGCCACGAGCACGGGGCCCACCTGGTCCTGGTACGTCACCGACGGGATCCTGTCGCTCGCCGGGGTCGCGCGGCAGCTCACCCGCGCGGGTGCGCCCGGGATGACACCCGCGCACATCCTCCGCGCCACCTGTGTCAAGAACGGCGGCCACTGGGACGCGCAAACCTACGCCTGGCTCAACACCGTCCTCGGCGACCCCGTCGTCGACCCGCACATGCCCATCCCCGCCGGCGCGAAACTCTGGGTGCTCCAGTGACCGGGCCGGTGGTGCGCGGCGCGCAGCTCGCACCCGGGGACCTCCTCATAGTCGACGGCACCGCAGGCGCGTCGAAGCTGATCGAGATCGGCGCGGTCCTCGACGGCGACCCCGCCGCGTCGCACGTCGCCATCTACCACCACACCGACGCCCACGGCACCGCCTGGGCAGTGGAAGGCAGGCCGGGTGGGGTCGGGTGGCGCGACGCCCACGACTACGACACCGACCCGCGCACGCTCACGAACGCCGCGCAGCCGAAAACCCCGGCGCAGCGCACCGAGATCTGCATGTACGCCGTCAAACTCCTCGGCACCGGGTACGACTGGATCGGCGGCATCGCCGAAGACGCCGCCCTCGCCCTCCACCTGCCCCAGCTGTGGACCCCCGACCCGGCCAGCGGCCAGGTGCCCGCGCACGTCGTCTGCTCGAGCCTCGCCGCCTGGGTGTACGACCGCGCCGGGCTGGACGCACCCGGGCGCGGCGACTGGGAACACGTCACCCCCGGCGCCTGGGCGCTGTTCATAGGCCAGCGAGGATGGGAGCACACCGCATGAAGATCCCCGCGCAGTACGCGAAGTTCCTCACCGCGCTCGCCGGGCAGGTGATCGTCTACCTGCAGTGGAAGTACGGCGCCAGCGGCGCGCAATGGCTGCCCGTCGTCCTCGGCCTCGCATCCGCCCTCGGCGTGTACGCGATCCCCAATGCGCCGAAGCCCGCGGCGCTGCCGCCGCCGGCGCCGCCGTCGAACGTGACCATCACGCCGCCCGCCACCTGACCCTCCGAGGCGGCAGGGGCCGCGGAAACGAGACGAGGTGCAGCGCTGGTGGCTCAGGGCAACCTGGGAAGTCGCGAGAGATATCATGATCACCGGCACCGGCCTGGTGATCATCTGGCGGCAGGTACTCTACGCCTCACTCCACCCCTCGGGGCTCCTGCTCGGAACCGGCCTGGCGCTCACCGTGCCGTCCGTAGCCGCCCACGTACGGGCGTTGCTTCCCGCTTCTGGTGGCGAATCGGAGTCCTCGCCGCCGTCGCAGCCACCCTCGCCGCGGCCGTCATCCTCGCCATCGGCGGGCACGTGACATGGACCTGGTGACCCGGCTCCGCCGCGCGCTCCCCATGACCCACGGCGCCGCCGTCAGTGTCATCTTCCTCACCGCCCTCATCGTCACCCTCACCGGCGCGGGCTACGCCCTGTCCCTCACCGCGATCCACCGCGCCGCGCACAACGCCGCCACCATCACCCAGCTGTGCCAGGCCATCAACGGCAACCGGCACCGGCAGGTCATCCTCTGGCAGTACCTCATCGCCGCGTTCCCCCCCGCGCACGAAACCCCGGAAGCGCGCAGGCAGCGCCTCCGCGCCGACCACACGCTGATCATCGCCGTGGACCGCATCTTCGCCCCCTCCAACTGCCAGCACCCCTGACACACGCAAGCCCCCCGGCCGCGCGCCGGGGGGCTTCTTCGCGTTGCTAGACCTGCTTCGCCCAGTGGGTGTCGCCCGCGCCGAGGTGCACGCCGGTTATCGTCACCGTCGCCGGGCTGTCCTGCGCGCCGTTGCTCGCGGCCGCGCCGTTGCCGTTGCAGAAGCTCATCTTCCGATCCTCTCGCGGGACGCCAGCACCTCGCCGGGAATGACACGCGGCGCGCCGATCGCCTTACGCGGCGCGGGCAGCTCACGCATAACCGGCGCCGCGGCCGGGGAATATTCAGCGGCCACCCGCGCCGGGCGCAGGCGCTCGGCCAGCGGGCCCGACACCAGCACCATCCCCGACCGCGCCAGCCGGTGCGACACCACCGACACCGCCCTCAGGACAGCCACCGCCACCGCCACCGTCCCTGCGGCAGCGGCGAGCGCGAGCGGCCAGTTAGCGGTCAGCCACGCCACCGCCACCGACACTGCCAGCGCCGCCGCCACCGCCACAACGGCAGTGACCACCGGGAAGCCCGTACGCTTCGGCTTACACATGGCCATCACTCTCCGTTAATCACTGTGGGTGGGGCTGCGGCACTCATGGGATGCCGCAGCCCCGCGCCCTCACTTGCCGTTCTTGGTGTTGTTCGGGTTGTCCTTGCTGTCGCGGCCATAGTCCTGATCGTTCTTGGCCGTCTCCTTGATCCACTTCTCCACGTTGCTCTTAGGCGGGGGCCTGTCAGCCATCCGTCATCACTCCCTGTTACTCACTCTGGGTGGTCACGCTCTGCGCCACCCCGCCGCCGGTCACCATTCGTGACCGCCGTACGTGTCACTCTCCGTGGGTAGGACACGGTACGTGACCGGCGTCCCATCCGTCCTATGACATGGGGGAAGGACGAGCGGCTCCGCCGCTCGCGAAGCGTGCGACCCACCCCACTCACATGCTTGGGGCCCCATTTTGGTCACTCCGCGTCACTATCCGCGAGCCAAGCTCGCCACCGGATTAGCACTCTGCGTGACCACGAATCCCGTGACTCAGCGTGACCGGAATCGGGTTCACTGCGCGTGACCGGAGCCTGATCGGCGACGACACGGGCGCCGCCGTGCCTCACCGCCAGGTTGAACACGCCCACCGGCGGGTACTGCAGCTCATCCGCCACCTTGTCGAGCATCATCCCGGCCGCCAGCATCCGCGCGGCACTCACGCCCAGGCCGGTGATGCACGCCGGGCAGTTCCGCCCCTTCCCCTCATGCTCATGGCCGCAGCGGGGGCACACCTTCGGCGGCCTCACCCTCGGCGGGCTGTTCACCAGGCGCAGCGCCAGCGCCTCCTCACGGTTCGCGTCCTTCGTATCCCAGCGCAGGTTCCCCAGCCGGTTGTCCTTCCGGCCGCCGGGCCCGTGGCACGCCTCCAGGCCCGGCTCGTACCCCTCCGGGGCGTGCGTGAGAAGCACCAGCCGCGCCACGGCCACGCCGTGCCTGCGGTCGCCGCCGTCATAGGTGATGTTGACGACCAGGTACCCGTCACCGTCCTCCCGGGGCTTCAGCACTACGCCCCTGTAGAAC